GTATAACCCTTTATCATGGTTTAATAATTCAACCCCATCACAACCACAACCCGCTGCTGTAGAACAAGGGCAGTCAACTAATTCAATACTAGGAACATTTAGTAATTTAACAAATAAAACTGAAGAAGCTTTAAAAAATGCCGGACAAAGTCTAGGAAATCTAACAAATAATACCAAAAATGCGTTTTCGGGAATGATGGGACAACAAAAACGAACGTCACGACAAACAAATAATCAATTCGCATCATCATCACAAATGCCATCATCGCAAATGCCATCATCACAAATGCCATCATCACAAATGCCACCATCGCAAATGCCATCATCGCAAATGCCATCATCGCAAATGCCATCATCGCAAATGGGTGGCATGCCCCCAAATCTAAATTTAACCTATCCTTCTTGGGCCGGAGACTTAAATGTTGCTAAACCAACCTATTGGGTAAATGATTACAATCAGCACATAATGGGAGGGAGAAGACGAAGATCCAATAAACATAAACGCAATAAAAGACGAAAAACCAATAAGCGACACAAGCGGTGTTAATATTGTTTAACTAATTTGTATTTTTCCATAATACGATATAATATATATGTGCCAGCAATACCTAAACCCAAAAAGTACAATTGCGACAAATGATCCTTAGGTAGTTTATAACACGTGTAACACTGTGTATTCAATCCCGTATCTTTAATGTTAGTAAACGTTTCTTTACATACATTCTCGGGAATTTCGGGATTTCGTTTATCGGGGAAAATACATGGGTCCATATTGCCAATATCTGTTAACGTGACGTAATGACTTTGTGTAGATCGGTTATTGTGGGTATCAATAGTCTCCATTGTTAGTTCGCGACAAGCGTTATCGCCGGGGAAAAACGCTTGCAATAGCGTCATAGGATTGAAAGCATTTAAATTGCTAATAGTGCCGGGGATGAGACCTTTAAATTCGGAAAAATTAATGCCTAGTCCGGAAGAAATAAACGGTATATTACCGGCTGGGACGTTATCGATATACACAAATCGGTCGACTGAATTTCCCGTTACGATATCCTTACATTTGGCTCCCGTTTGTAGAAAAAATTTGTTGCCTAATGGTTGTCCGGTAGCCGATGCCTTGCTACGTCCGGTAACTAACACTTCAACATAATTAATCAGTCCGTCAATATCCTTGCCTAATTGAGATAAACTGCCGTCGCCGGACATACCTATTTCCGAAGGCGTCTTAATGTATTGATAATAGGGGTAATCGGGACCCAACAACCTTTCTTCGGCTGCCTTTGCGTTGCCCATTATTTCTTTAAATATGCCGCCGGGTGCCGGTAGTTCAAATTTTGGTATTCCTCCATGAAGTAAATCGTTAATAGAATCAGACATAATTATAATATATTGTGATTAAAAAATATATTATACTAACAAAATATTGGATAATCTAGGTTTTATTCAGTTCCCGTTACTTCGGGTGGTGTATCCCCCGCCAAATCTTGAGCATATTGTGCTTGCTGGTTGACTAAATCATTTACTTGTGTTTGTAAAGCGTCTATCTGTTGTTGTAGACCATTAGTTTTTTTTTGGTCTTCGCTTAATTGGTCAACTTGTCCTTTTAACACAGTGATATTTCCCGCATTTTGTTGGGCCAATATAAGCGCATTATTGGGATCATTTACATTATAAGGCTGGTAAGTAGTACTACTTGTTACCGCATTCTCTAAACCCTCAATTACATAGTGTGACGAATTCCCTAAAAACAACTGATACCCTATTAATACGGCGAATAAAACTATTAGAATATATATTAAAGCCATTTTAATATATATAACACATTTTATTTTCTTTTTCTATTTATATAATGTCTACTGCATTTTTTCCAACCAATATGAGACGCCAACCGGCTAGTGGTTATAACAATCACAGCACATTACAAAATGTACCCTATATACCGTGGAAGGGAACTGGCCGTTTTAGAAATCCAGTCGGCGTTACTGCTACCCACATTCGCCCGCTAACAAATTTAGATCCCGGCAACATTTTCCCTACTGGTTTTGGCTTACCTAGACCAATCAAACACTATAGAAAGGGGACTGTTATACCTATCCATTTTTCATTACAAGAACAGTATCAAAATCAAGATCCTAATACAGCAGAACAACTTGAAAAAAAATTAATAGAATACAATGTTAATCGTGCTGTCAAATCGTCTAATGGATCATCGCTTGGAGGTGGAAATGGTGGAACCGGCTTAATCTCACAACTGATAGAAATGCCCGGAAATTTCATTGTAAAAGACAACGGTTTAAACGTAAATGATAATCCGGGCGAAGGTCTCAATTATAATGTCCGTTCCGATATTAACGGTAAAGATATTGATAAAGAATGTCTAAATTGTAATGGTGTAGGAATAGTGTCAAGTTGGTACCCAATCAACAATTTAACCGAAAAACCCGAGCCCAATGTAACTAATCCATTATTATGCTGTAACCAACAGCGAAAAGCCATTCAACGAGTTTTACCAACTAAAACATACATAAAAAAGGACTACTATCAGACCACGTATATGTATTTATATCACCGTTGCCAAACCTTTAAACAGCGACAATTCAACTTTGTTAGAGGCCCAATTGACAAAAATGTATTGAATTTGTTTCTTCAATATCCATTTGTTACTGCTAAAATATTGGAATATTCCAAACCGGGCGACCCCCTCTCCATCGCCAATTATTATGTAGCACAGTGTAACCCCAATTTTACAGTGGTACAAGCAGTTGAAATCACGTTTGTTAACTATTTGGCTAAATTATTGAGGGACGGCAATAAAATTGATGTAAATGTATATCAAACTTTAAATACTAGCGGACCCGTAACAATACGCGATTTTATTGAAACATTGAAAACTGTATTGACACCCACCGACTATGAGTTAGTCATTGATTATTTGTATAATGTGGCAGCCGATCCATATAACGGTTCATTTATTTCCGGTCCGTCTAATCCCCGTGGATGCGCTGAAGTAATCTATAAGCCCAGCAATCCACAATACGCACATCAAGGCGGTGTTAGTAGCAGTACACGAATATTAAAATTAAATGTAGATACTATTACCAAATCGGCTTATCAGCGCCGCCAATTTAATACAGCGGCAACTAATTTGACCACTAATTTAGCTACCCAATTAGCTTACGGTGACCCCCCGCAGACGCCTTATATCCTTAAGGATAAAGCCCCTACATGCCAAGCACAGACCTACAATGGAAATCCCTTCTTTTTCAGCGGCCAATTCCAAAATAAACTCACTTGTCTCACTAAAAACAATGGCTCCCAATACCGCAACTATAATACGGTCAACAATACCGCTGCCGGCAACTATATTGGTGCTACACAGTCACTCGGCGGCGGCTATGCCGACAAAAGCAGTATGCCAAATACTACATACTATGACAATATTCATCATAGTTTTTTGAATAATTTGCGGTTCAATATTATAACGCAATAAAAAGACCCCCTTCTTTAAGTTCTTTTTACAATATATATAATACCGTTTTGCGCCTTCTTTAAGTACTATTTAAAAATATATTAATTTTATCAACAAATTTGTTGTGCGGCAAATTATATTTTTCGCACCATTGAATACATCTTTGTAGATGTTTTCGCTTTAAAGATTCTAACGTGTCTTGTTTATTTTTATTTTTATAAATATTAATAATTTGGTCGTATGCGTCTAATTGTTGTTGGCCGATAATGATATTTATTTCATTTAATTTGGTAAACAAAAAATAGGGAATTTCATTGGCTACAATACTAACAATTTGCCCCACACTATTCTCAGTATTTGCTAAATATGGTGCTACATTTTTGTGTATTTGCTCTACCAAATCAGCATTTTGATGCTTCAAATAGGTATTACACACTAAATAACGATATCCAATTGTTACATTGCTTACCGATGGTTTAATTAAATATACTTTACGATACATCGCTGATAAAATTAAAATAATTTCAGCAATTATCTCGTAAGAAATATGGTCTATTTTTATAATACAGTGACCGCCTTCTTTTTGGTTGTTAGTTATTGTACATAACAACAGCAGTAATTTATTTACATCATTGTAATCCGACATTTTAAATTCACAAATAAATAAATCTATATCTTGTTCATGTTTATTGAGAACAAATGATGATACAAGGGAATCAAAATTAGTGTCGGTATCAGAGGTAAAATGTGTATCTAGATTTATACCAATTTGCCGATACATATTAAAAAAAAATATACTTGATTCATAATTAGGTGTAATATGCCCAACGTGTATCGGCGAAGTGTTAGTTAATATCTCATTTAGTTCAAGGGTATTGAATATTTCTATTAATTCAAAATATATATTGGATTGAGTATTTATTTTACTAACAGCTATATTAGATCTCGGGACAACTGTGTTAATAAATTCATAAGGATTTACTATTTTGCTAATATACTCTATTGTTAGTTCATCTGTAATACTAACACCATTATTTGCTATATTGTATATTTGTTGTTGGACATCTTTTAGATAGTATAATAGACTGTTGGACATATTTTGTTTTTGATTTTGGTGGGAGGGATTACTTATACACAATTTAATGTTTATTGGACTTATATATCGTGGAATTATATAATAATTCATACTTTATTATATAATATAAAAAATTATTTATATCTTTTAACTTATACAATTATTTTTGTACTATTCCTCTACAATATCAAACGCCACTGCCTTCTTTTTTCTTGTTGTTTTTGTCTTTGGTTTTACTTGTTCTTGTTCTTGTACTGGTACTGGTACTGGTGCCGCCGATATTTTTAACACCGATTCATCATTTACTACAACAATTGGCGCCTCTTGTTTTTTTACTCTCTTTATTTTTGCTGTGTTTTTATCAACTTTTGTTACCGCAGCATTTTCTATTGCTTTTACTGATTCTACCGCTGCCTCAACATTTTTTACTTCATTGGATTCAGTGGGTACCTCTTGTAATTGAATTTTCTTATTTAATTTTTTTATCTTTGGCTTAATTTCCAACTCAGCCTCTTGTACCGCCTCCCGTGCCATCATTGTACCCGCTTGTTCAAACTCATAATCATCGGGTAATTGACCTAACAGCACTTTTGTTAGTTTCTCCGCATTTCGCGTAGATGTCTTTTTATAGACAAAGAACCGATTTAAAAACGAAATGTCCTTTTCATATGGAGTCATGTCGGCGGCATCCTTATAATCCAAACTTTTCTTCGGATTTCTACTAATTTCTCCCATCATATTATTAAACAATTCGGAAAACATGCCGCTGCCTTCGGGTAACCCCATGCGTCTAGCTTCATCTCGTGGAACTAGACTGAAACCATATTTTTCCATTGTCAAAGTCAAGAATTCATAATTTACTAGATACTCCGAAATAGTCTGATTTATTGAGTCTTGGTATACAGAAACCTTGTATCCTAAACTGCTTTCATTATCGTCAAACATTGACTCATCGTACTCTTTTGTAATTGACCATACTTTTTTATCGTCTATATATATATTTTTGCTTTCGCCCAACGCCAATTTATTCAGCAATTTAAATACGGTTTTGCCATCATAACACGTCGCTATAAAATAGCCGTTTAATTTGGTACATTCTGCTACATTTCTCATAAAATTATAAAATGTTGATTTATTCTCAAACATATAATGAATGGCAAATTGACAAGACGCAACGTCAAACCCATTAATGGCAACCGTGTGTTGTTTTTCTACCGCCTTACCAAGCGACCTATTTAATCCCGTTGAGCCAAACACCGCATTCACAATCTCATTATCTTTATCCGTAAACATGTTTGTTCCACTGCGAATATTGGTGGCCACATTGCCATTCACAAATAGCGCGCTAGGCATCTGCTTTGTCGTCTTTTTAAAATTGAGATATCTAGCACACGCTCCATTTAGCCTATTCTCAAGATTATCCTTAGATATGTCTATACCAAATACAAACGCTAGATGGGCCGCTATCCATTTAGGAAAATCTCCCGCTTTGCCGCACGCAAAATCAATGAGCAAATTTCCGCGCTGCGACACACTTTGAATTAACGCTTTTTTCACGTACAAATTGTGGAAATCTCGCATCCCTCTTGTTAGTTTTTCTGTCGTTACACTATTGTAGTACACATCATCGGATACCTCAATATTAGGTATATTTTCTCCCGTAGCTATCATTTGCTCAGTAACGGGGTTATGTATTGAGTGCCAATTATTGTTTGCGGTATTGTAATCGTTTGCGCCGACGCCGTGCCCGGATCTGAAGTCGCCGGTCTTGTCATATCGGACGCGCATTGGCACCCATTTCCACAGCCCGGGCTTGGTAATGTCATACCTAAATTCCACCACCATTTGGTCTTCAAATACTTGTCTGTCTTCAGTAAACATTTGATAAGTACCGGCCCCATCCATTTCCAACATAATATTTGCTAATCCGGCCATGGGATCATACGGGTCAGAGGGAAAGAATTGTTTTGCCTTATAACCATCTTCATCATCTATATTAGAATTTGTTCCAGATGCTGCGAATTTGTCGTCTAGTACATCTTGGCATGGATTGATATAGCCGTGCTTATTTCGGTCAAATCCCACAGTCAATTGAATCGTCTTGTATTGATTAAATTGCGTTGATTCATCCATATTCACACCATTTTCAAAAATCGGCGTTACAACATCGGCTCCGTTTGCTGTTTTTTTAGTTATAACTAAAAAGTCTATAGTATTGTAACTTTGCGGAAATATACGTGTAGCTTCTGATGGCTTCCATTTAAAACAATGCTGCCAAGTAACCTTCTTCTTTGGTCCCGCTTCCATTATTTTATTACCACCCACCCCCAACAGTGTAGGCGTAAAGATGAGCCCATCTATTTCATAATCAAATAAATTATCAGCAATTCGCCTCAGCAAATAATTATTCGCCTCAAATATATTATATTTATCCACCGCTTGAGGCACACCCTCTCGTACCGTGTCAAACAGAGGATAGAAATTCTTGGCAATAATGACAATAGGGCTTCTAATAGGGGCTAAATATTTTGAAAGCAGCTTAGACGCTGCTGCTTTTGCTTTGGATTGCTTGTTGTCAGTTTCTTCGGAAGCCGCCTTCTTATCTACAATATTGACCGCTTTCAAAGTGCTTACAAATTCTTTCAGCATTGGCAATCGGCATCCGTCTTTAAAATATCTGTCCTCTTTTACGATGGTCCTAACAAATGGCTTCGCACGTACATCTACACCGTTAAAATAAAACATGTCAAACGCAGCAAATGTGTTGATAAATTTATATTTCTTATTGTGTAAAATTAATTCACCATCTATTAGCGAATTGAAACACGATTCTTGCGCCGTTTTTGCGCCCGTGAATATAATATTCATGCTCATATTTATCAAATAAATTTTGCCAATTGAATTCACAAAGAGCATATGACGCTCGCCATCGGCCTTTTCTGTGACGCAATAAGCATATGGCTCTGTGATATTGGGGATAACAACATCGGCGCTTAAAGGCGCAACATTTTGTAGCTCCAAGGTAACCAAACTGGGCCCGATAAAATCGCTAGGAAACGCTCTATCTTTCGGCCTATATTCTTCGCCCCTCTTCTTATATTCTTCAGCAAATAATAACGCAAAATATTCTTGTAAAACCAAGCGTTGCTCTGAATATGATATGGGATAATTAGTTTTTTGTAGCCCACATAACACTGTTTTAATCACTTTTTGGAAATCATCTACTAAAGTTTTGGGTGAATTATATATAAATTTTGCCTTTTCTTCAACTTCAACTTCAATCTCATATCCCTCTGCGTTTTCAAAAACATTGGATTCATCTATATTATGTGTTTGAATTAACCAACCCTTACTATTTTTAGATGAAGAGCGTACAATACTTAATTCTATCTTAAATGGGCGTTGAATAGCATCACTTGCGTGATATGATACGCTATCTCTATGAATAAATGTGACGCGATTAACGTAGCGGAATGCTTTTTTGCTATTGTTCCAATTGTCAAATATATCCAATGCTATTTTACCGTTTTTGCTGATTTGCTCTTCGTTTTTAAGTGTTACGCGGAAATTGAAATCGTCAAAATTGGCACCGTCCAAATACTCTTCGTCTACTTTTACATCTACTTTTCTTAATAGCATTACGTTTTGCTGGTAATTTTCGTTGACTAATTTCAAATTGTTTGTTCGGCAATATTCTTGGATAGCATCTAATCCTACAATTTCTACACGTAAGCGTTCCGGGTCCTTAGCTAATCTAAATTCGCCGCTCGCCACATCTAGATACTCCGTCTGTATTTTTAGACTATAGGTACCGCTTTCATTTTCCGATACATATCCTAGCGACTTTAGTTTTTTAACAACATTATCGTAATCTAATTTAGTGATGGGTTTAATACCGCGTGTACCAAATTTTGCCTCCATTTCATACATATTATACTTACCACTAGCATTATTCAGAAAGAATTTGGACAGTTCAATAATTTGGGTTTTTGGATTTTTTTCTTCGCGTGTTCTATCTCGGCTCTTACTCTTTTCCCTACTCTTTTCTTTTTCTTGTTGCCGCAAACTATCGTTATTCATATTATCGGTTTCCCACGAATTAAACTCCCGATTACCTTCGCCACGAGCCCAATCTTCTCTATAGCCTTCTTTTAGTACCTTGCTATATAAATTATCACCCATGGCGTCTTTATCTAAAGTAATATCAAGTGGGTTTATTGTCGTCTGTGATTTTATATAATCATAATATTCCTTATCTGACATATGTGCGTAATTTTCGGGTTTTTGTATTTTTTTGTACATTTCATCAATGGGCTCGTATTGTGACATTGTGTAGTATATTATAAATAGACATATTTTTATATTCTTATTCAATTTTTTTAGTAGTGTAAAAC